GCTCTCCCACCTAAGCCCATCGCTGAGCTTAGGCCTTCCAGGTCTACCATGCTCCCACTTTGACATGGGGCATGGCGCCTCAGTAATATACTGAAGCACGCCTGAAATTGTGTTGGTAGGTATTCGCTTCATACGCGTAATTAACGCATATGTGCGGTACTCTGTTCTTTGGTACCTTTCCGACCATCTTGTTCTAAGATGATCAGACTTGGCACCGCAGAAAGAGACCCTTCCAACCCCTCCACAGCCGATTCCAATAACAGGTAGATTCGGAAGAATCCATCCTGGTAGAGTCGACGCGACAACCTCTGAAGCTTGCCAAAGACCTGCTAAAAACAGGTTCTCTGAATAGTCCAGAATTGATTGCCTCGACTGTGGGCCGGTTGCTACAATAGTCTGCGGCTTTAAAGGGGTAATGTCAAACCCCTCAAAGGCATCCATACCACAGGATTCCCTGAAGTGCCCCTTGCTAAAACTTTTAGCTTGGTTAACCTTAAGGCCTAATGTATGGAGCAAGCTGACTAGAGTACTGTACCCGTTAACGGGGATAATGATATCATCCCCGAAGACACGGACCTTGTTACGAAACCTACCGACAGACTTGCAAAACCTGTCGTTACAAATAAAGTCTTCAGGTCCTGATGCAACAAAACCGCTTGCGGTAATGGCGCATAGGAAGAAGACAATACTTTGTATAGGAAACGTAACCGCGGTTCCCTGGGAGGCGAACTTCTTCGCAATGAAGAAGTTCGGTGGTGAGTTCTCATCGATCTCATCACATACCCAACGTGTACGAGTTGCATGAAGTGACTTCAAGAGAGATTGATTTTCTCTGAAGACTCTTTCAACAACCCAACACGAGAGTCTATCGCTTGCGGATGACAAATCCACAGTGGCGAGCGACTTATCCAGGGACGCTTTGACTACAAGCTCTTGAGATAGCTTTTGAGACTTAAAGCAGATAAAATTTCTGCCAAAAAGTCCTTGTAAGCGACTCTCAAGGAAATTGCGAATGAATTGTTGACACCACTGATGTGATGTCGGTTCAGCCGCAATTAGCCTTGGACTTTTAGCTGTCTTGGCGACAGCAATAAGTCTTGAAGGCGGTTCGCTTGTAATAGGCGCTCGATAGAGACATCCATTGAGAGGAGTTTCCTCTCTTTGGCCGTTCTCATACAGCAGATCAAATTTGATCTGTTGGTATTCATCATTATCTGATGGTACCTCTTGCGCCTCCAACTCATCCCCACAGTGTACTTCAACTCTCTCGAGTAATGAAGCACACCCAGGCGTAAACGACCCAGCCTCGCTATGAGACTGATGTTCGCTACATCCTGAAGTGCGTCCGTAAAGGGCGTACGGGAAGAGTCGGCCGAGCTTATCGGACCAAGTAGGGAAGTCATATTTATACTCCTTGCTAGATTGATCCGAAACAGCTCCAGGTCCTTGCCTGAATCCTATTCCGTTGGACCAATCAGATAATCCGAGGAGGAATTCCTCGGGATCGAATTGGCCAATGGCTTTGGAGAAGGCATCGCAGTTTTGCTGGAGCCTCCTGAGGACGGCTCTGATTGAGGGATCAATACAGTCGTGGGAGTCATCCCATAACGAATACTGATCACTCCAACTGCTAGTAGTGCGATGATTGAAAACATCATCAAAACTACAAGAGTTGTCAGAGCCCAGGTTGTCATTACTCCAACTGAACGTTGGGGTTCTGAGTTCCCGTTCGACATCGTAATACTCCTTTAACGCGGTTTGTTTCCGTGCAGAGGAGCATTCGACTTTCA